TTAAAAATTGATGTATTTTGCGAATTTATCAGCCACCTGATCACGTTGTTTTTCAGTTACGTGAGCGTAAATATCCATAGTTGTCTTGATGTCCCCGTGACCTAATCTGTCTTGTACTTCTTGAATAGAAAGGCCAGCCTCGAACAAAAGAGAACAATGAGTGTGTCTAAAACCATGAACTTTAATTCTCTTAAAACTATTCTTCTCACAAATTAAGTCCAATGCTTTATTGCAATGCTCGGGATATAGTGGTTTATTATCACGTACAGTAGTGAAAACATGTTGATGTTTATCAGAGGTATTGTGACCATATTTAAGGGACTCCACTCTTTGATGAGTGCGCCATGATTTCAATACACTTGCAGTTTTATCATCAATACTTATTGTTCTGTGAGATGATTTTGTTTTAGGCTCTTGTATTACCAGTTTATAATTTGCACCTCTTGCGCAAGTCTTATTAATAGATATGGTTTGTTTAGTAAAATCAATATCGTTCCATGTTAAAGCCATTAATTCTCCACGTCTAAAGCCAGTAAAAGCTAATGTTCGAAAAATAGCATAATATAATGGGTCATCTTCAACAAAAGTTAAAAACTGTTTCAATTCATCACTTGAATAATACTTTGTAGATGCGTCTTGTTGCGCTTCTTTTTTTCTAGGTGCTTTTGTATGTGCAAACGGATTATCAACGATTATCTTAAGGCTTACGGCATATTTAAACACATTAGATGTGTATATTCGTATAGCTTTAATATCAGAATACTTTTTGTTCCATTTATTAATAACTTTTTGGCAATATGGAACGGTTATTTTCTTAATAGGTACATCTTGGAAATGTTCTAATATAGCTGTATCAAATAAAGTTAAAACACGTTGATATGTGCTTTCTCTTACAGTATTTTGATACTGTTCAAGCCACAACTCATATACTTCTTTAAACGTCGTTATATCGTTGTTTAGAAAGCCATTTTGACTTACTTCTGTTTGAAGTTTTGCCTCAGCAATTTTAGCTTCTCTTTCAGTCTTAAAGCCTCGTCTAGTGGTTCTCTTTTGCTTACCAGTAATTGGATCAGTACCTAAATATGCGACAAACATATAGGCAGTCGAACCGTCTTTCTTCTTATATTTTTTAATCATATAAATCAATCCTTTCTATTGCCTGCAACGCGTGAGATTGGATTGACACGCCGTTAAGGAATGGCTACCTTGTGGCGTGATGATTAATTAGTGTCTTTTTCAAGTATGATTTTTTTTTGATGTTCTAGTCTATCAGGATATTCATATAAGTATAATTTATACATTGGCTTACCTTTAATAGCATCATAATGATGGTTAGGAACCAAGCGTAACTTTTCACCTAAATAAATGGATTCTTCTTTTAGTTTTTCTATTTCTGCTAATGCTTTTTTTCTATCGTTATGAGTTTCTAAGTTGGTGAATAATAGTTTTAAATATTTTTCGTGAAATTCACCAATTTCTTCTATTGTTACTTCTCTTTTTTTATCGCTTGATTTTCGAGTATTTGCTAAAGTCTCGTAATTTATTATTGATTTTTCTGTATCAGTGGAAAGGATTTGTTTGTACAACTTAAGTACGTAATCATAATCTATGTCATTTACATTGATTTTAGATTCTTTCAACAATTCCAACAATTTGATTGTTTCATCATATAAATCGTATGATGAATAATAAATGTCGCCGTCATTATAATAGGCTTTATTAACATAACTATACATTTTATCAAATTTTCCAAAATCATTTAATGTTGGACTATAACCTTTTTCTTTAAACTCATCTGATATTCTGTGTAGAATATAGCTGGGTATACCTAAACCTTTACCGTAGATTTCAATTTCATTTACTCCAATGTTTCTGTTGCCGTTCTCGTGATTTGAAATGGTGTTTTGACTAAATCCTGTCCTTTCACTCAATTTGCTTTGAGTTAATTTCATGTATTTTCTAAGAGTTTTAATAATTGTGCCGTAATGTGTTGGTAATTCTGCCATTTGACCAGCTCCTTCCATCCAAATGATATCATATCGAAAAAAATATCTCAATTTGCAATATTTAATGTTGAAATAAATATCTCGATGTGAGATAATTTGTTCGAGGAGGTGAGAATATGTTTACGAAAAAATCAGAATTAAAACAACAATTTTTAAAACCTAAAACCAAATTGAAAGAGGAGAGGTTAAAACGAGGTCTTTCTGCTACTTATTTAGCTCAATTAATAGGTATTGATAGAAGGCAATATGAATCTAAAGAAAAAGGGTTGTTCTCATTTCATGACTATGAGATAAAAATTATTTCTGAGTTCCTTGATATTGATAAAGAAGTGTTTTTTATCTGAATATAAATATCTCAATTAGAGATAAAATGGTAGGAGAGGAATAATATGAGCCAACTACTTAGTGAACAGGCTAGTCAACAGTTAGTTAATAGTATAGTTGATATTGCCGAAAAAATAGCTTTAGAAAAAGTTAAGCAATCACGTAAGCGATATCTCATTCAAAAAGAAGTCATGGAAGAATACAACGTGACTCACAAGGTTATAACCGAGTGGGAAATGATGGGACTTCGTAAAGTTAAGATTGGTAAAACAATTCGCTATGATCGACAAGATATCGAAAATGTAATTGAACAAATGAAAAATTGAAACGCCTGCAACGCGTGAGAACTCTAACTTATCAGGAGGCAAGGCAATGAAATTGAATTTACTGTTTATAACTTTAACATCGTTATTGACAATTTTATTACTCGCAATATCTAACATGTATGTTGCTTTTAGTGTGTACGGCATGATGGTAACTTATGGATTTAATTTAACAGGAGAGATTACAACGTGCGAAAACAAGTGATTATTACAAAAACAGTAGTTGGCTGGTACAACATTAAAGATACTCAACATAATTTAATGTTAAATATACCGCCAAAAGTATTTGAACAGTACTTTCCTGATGTTAGTAAAGATGTTCAAGTTGCGTGTTTAGAAATGGATTTATCAAAAATTACAGAAATTAAAAATAAGAAAAAAGTAGGTAGTTAAGATGGAAATCAAACAAAAATATCAATTATCAAAAGTGGTTAAAATATTAGAAGTAGTATTATACGAGGAAGATAAGTTTCAATCAGATAAGGACTATCATTATCAGGATAAAGCATTTTATGAATATGCTTTAAAGTTAGTTCATAATGGATTGTTCAATATTCTTGCTGAATTAGATTTTGAAGATGAAGCATTTTTGATTCTTGATGAAGTAACAATGACGCTAAGTGATGTCATGAAAGAAACACAACACGTTTACCGTTATAGTGTCATAGATGAAAAAGGTGAACATAAACATACAACAGATCGCAAAGGACACGTGATTGGAATGTTAGAGTGGGCATTAGATTACATTGTGGGAAATATTGAAGTGGAGGAATTATAAATGAATTGGGAGATTAAAGATGTAATGTGTGATATTGAAGTGATAAAAGAAAAAATCAATGATGTAGCTATCAAACATGGTTGGTTTGTTGAAGATAGATTTGTAAAAAATGAATTAGAAACAAAACGGGAACATATTAATTTTTCTGCTAGCTATTTAGAACATCGTATACAAAATGAACATACAGTTGAGTTATTACATGTGTACTTAAAAGAATTCGGTGAACTTATACAAAAATTTCATGAAATAGAAAAAGCATCATCTGAGAACTTTGGCGAGGTATCAGATGACGCACAAAAATTAAAAATCACAGAGTAATTTAGAAATTACACATGTTTATTATAACATTTTTTACTCTGTGAATCACTAGAGGTGCAAAAAATGAATGAAATTAAATTAGAATATGACACACATGTTTCAGTGGTACATTATGAAAGTTTAGACTCACGTTCATTTAAGAGCTTTTCAAAACCTAAATGGAGTAAGTTAATTAATAAACTGTCTGTGCCTATAGAAGCAAATTATAAGTATGCACGTGGTGTTGCTGTTTACGGTGATATTAAAAACGGTGCAAATGATCATGGTGAAATTATCAAAAAGCATCGCAATGACGTTAATGTCGTATACAGAGATGTGATTGTACTTGATTACGATGAAATAAATGATTTAAAGCAATTACATGAAGCAATCAGCTCAGCTTTAAGCAATGTTGCATGGTTTTGGCACACATCGTTCAGCCATACAACTGAACAAGCTAGAATACGCCTGTATATCCCTCTGAATGAGCGAATAAGTGCAAATGATTATCGTAATTATACAAAAGTATTAGCAAATAAAATTGGTCGTAAAGTGGATGAAGGTTCATATCAGCCAAGTAGATGTTTTGCACTACCAGTTATTCAAAAAGGACACATATTTATTAAACGAGTGAATGACTGTCCAATTATGGATGTTGATATGCTTGAACAGTGGTTAAAGGAGTATGAGCAATCAAATGCTAGTCCTAATGTCATAGCATACACCCGACGCGATAGTAAGTACTGGCGCGAGTTATGCTTTGGAACAACCGAAGGCAATCGTAACAATGCACTAGCTAGCTTAGTTGGGCATTTATTAAGATGTCACGTTAATGATTATATTGTGTATTCATTCGCTTTATTATGGGGACAATTCGCATGTAAACCACCTATGAAAGAACAAGAAATCAACGCCACTTTTCAATCGATATTAAATAAACACTATAACAATTAGAAAGGGGCTTTGTATGGAAACAGGTAAAAGTGATGTACTTGATAAAATTGAAAAAATTAATAAAAAAGATAGTGCCTTACAAGAAATTATACCAAAAGGTTATGAAATTGAACATCATCAATGCGGTATTGCCTTAAATCAACTTATACCAAGTAAAAAAGAAGGCGAGCCAGATAAAAAGGTTTTTATCACAAGTACAATCCCTCAAATCACTGAACGCTTTGAAGATATTGAGAGTAACGAAGTCAGCTTTAATATGCTTTTCTATGACAATAAAACGCCAGTAAATATAGCTGTGAGTGCCGAAGAAATTTCAGATAGTCGTCAACTCTTGAAATTGGTTAATAAAAAGCTGGATGTAACATCGTCGACATCTACTAAACTTGTTGATTATATTAATGCATCTAAACGGTATAATCCACCATTGAATGTTAAAGTTGCAACGCGTTTGGGGCATGTGAAAGGTTATTTTATTTATCCTTATCAAGAAGTTATGAAAGACAGCAATGTCAAGTTGTTTAGCAATGATAAAGGGTTTCAAAAGTTAATAGACTCTTTTCGAAGTAAAGGAACACTACAAGGTTACTCTAAAAAGGTGTTTGCTCAAATAAAAGATTTACCAATGGTAATGGTTATGTTGTATGCATCTTTAGGCTCAGTTTTATTAAGAGAATTTGGATTACAACCCTTTATTGTAGAAATATCAGGTAGTACATCCACAGGTAAAACATTCACACTCAACTTAGTATCAAGTGTATGGGGAACCAGTGACCTTATTACGACATGGAGTTCTACTCAAAATAGTATTGAATCAATGGCGTCATTTTTGAACTCATTTCCAATGTTTAAAGATGATACGCGTAACACACATCCTAAGTTTGTTACCAGTGCCACATACAACTTTTCTAGTGGTGAAAGTAAATCGAGAAGTAATATTAATTTAACGCTAAATGCTAAAAAAGAATGGCGAAATATTTTAATTTCTACTGGTGAATCATCTATCGCAAATATGGCTGATGAAAAAGCGGGTGTATCAGCACGTGTAGTTACACTACAAGATCCACCATATCCAGATAATTTTGATTTTACCACATTAGACAAATCGTTTAGGGAGAACTATGGAACGTTAGGGTTGGCATTTATTAAACAATATGAGTCTAAAAAAGACGTGTATAAGAACGCTTTTGAGAGCTATCAACGGTATTTTAATCAAAAAGGTAGTAATGAAATCATGCAACGTTTAGGACGTGCCTTTGCGTTACTACAAGTTACCGGTGAGGTTTTGAATGATATTGATGGGTTTGAACATGACCATTTTAAAATTATCGAACAAGCCTATGACAGCATGGTTAAAAACAATAAGACGATTGATAAACCTAAGCAACTGTTAGAGGAACTATTACAATATTTAGATGCGAATAGAAATAATATCGCTGGTGATGGCTATAGTTCAGTCAAAAATGGTGACATCAAAGCTATATATAAACGTGATTATTTATGTATATTAGGTGAAACAGTCAAAGAGAAGTTAACGCACGAATTGCAAACCATCACAGGACAATGGGACAAAAAAGGTTATTTAATTAAAGGTGAAAAAGACAGGTTACAAAAACAGGTCAAACATCAAACGGTAAAGTATAGGGGATTTGCTATAAAGCAAGAAGTACTAAAAGAATTGGGATTTGATTTTTCCAATTCATACAATCCTAATTCTAATTATTGAGTAGTACCCACATGTACCCGTTGAGTACCCATAAATAAATGTATAACGGGTACTCAATAAACACAGTAATATCAAGCATCTAAAGTCATTAGTACCCGAAGTACCCAATGTTTATTAATAGTGTTTAATTAAAATAAGTCGTTTTTGTAAGAGAGTTTATATAATACAGGTTTCCTATTATATAAAATACGGGTACAACGGGTACTTTTTGCATAAAGTAACGTAGTGATAAGAGTTTGATAGTACCCGAAGTAAAAGAATCGCTGGGGACTCACTGGGTACTAGTCCCCTCTTAAAATAAAAATTCCAAATTAATGCTGGAGGTTACACATGGATAAAGAACAACTTAAAAAGTATATATACGATTATGTAAAAGAATATAAGGAGATACCGATATATCAGTTAGAAGATTTGTTTAAAGAAATGAATCACGACTATATAGGGAGAACTAGTATCACACATGATAAGGATGAGAATGTAGTGTTTTGGAGTGGATGGAACAAAATTACAATGTTTGCGCTGATTGAATTAGTTAAAAGTGAACAACTTGATTTAGTGTATAGAGGTAGTTTTGTAATGCGTTATTTGTTGGATGGTAGAGTTCCTAACTTACCATTAGCTATTTGTTATCCAGAAGATGGACAACAAACGGACGTGCCCTCATGGGTGCCTATGGTATTAAGAATAAATAAAGAGGAGAAAATCAAATGAACTTAGAAACTATCGTAAACCAATTTGAAACACGAGCAGGCACGTTACTAAGGTACTACACAGGATTATTAGAACATAGTAAAGTGCAACCGTGTTGCTTTAAGTTATACAATGATCCATTTGATATGGTATACGTGATGATGAACAGCAAGCTATTCGGTCATGTATATATTAAAGATTGTAAAGTAAGGCAATCATTTGAATTAGCGTCACCTAAGCACACTGAGGGGCTTATAAGAAGCATAGAGGGGCATTATGTAGGTTATGAATTACATGACGGTAAACAGCTTTCTATTAGTTATATGATGGCCAGTCAATTATTTGAAGATGAGTATTTTATGTATGGGCTAGAAACTTATGCAGAATCAAATAATAGTGATGTGTTTGAGTACCTAGAAAATGGATTTGATACCGATACACTTGAGGGCATTCAATCGAGTAATACTGATGTGATAGCGAATATTGAAATGTTGTATCAGTTAGCTACGGGAATCAATGAACCAGCACCAGAGTTAGTTGAGGGATTAAAATTAGTAACTGAGTTTGTACAAGATGAGAATGCGACACAAGAGGATTACAAGGCTTTAGAACGTAAATTGAATGATCTAAAAACGTCTTATTATAGCTTGAGTAAATAATGTTATGAGGGGTCACATGTAGTGTGTGGCTCCTAATAAAATTATAATGTTACAGCAATGTATACGAATTTTGGTGTTGCTAATACAAGCTAAAGTTTGTGTTTTTGGTATAGGCCTAAAAGTTAAGTTTGTTCGCTATTTGTTCGTATAATTTTGACGAACTTAAGTTCTATATGAGAATAATGTAAAAAAGTCGTTTTTAAGTTGATAACATGACTCTATAGGTGTTATATACGACAAGCTAAGTAACTGACAAAGCGTGCTAAAAAGCGAACATAAGTTTGTTTTAGGTCAGTGAAAATGGTATAATTTAGGTATAAAATAATTAAAAGAAAGGGGTGTAGAAATGGAAAGTATCGCAGAAAAAGAGACGTATCATTTACCCACCGAACACCTGCAAGTTTTCAATGTGATAAAAAATACGTCCAATAAATATATTACTAAAACTAAAATCTTAAATCAATTGGGATATGAATATAATTCAAGCAATGAACGATGGTTACGAAGAGTAATCAATTCATTAGTATATGATTATGGCTATCCTATCGGATGCAGTTATAAACCTAGTGAACGTGGTTATTACATCATTACGACAGAACAAGAAAAGCAACAAGCGATGAGAAGTATTAAGAAATTAGCTGATGGCAGTATGAAACGCTATGAAGCTTTGAAACGAATTGAAGTGTAAAGGGGATAAAAATGAAAACTGAATCGTATTTTAAAGAATATAATCAATTTGTATTAGATCAACACAAAGCTATACAAGAATTGGAACAAGAGCGTAATGCATTGGAAAGCAAAATAAAGTTAGATAAGTCCACATACAAGCAGTTAATCATGGATGGACAAGATGATAAGGCAGATAACCTATATCAAGCAACAGATGCTGATGAAAAGAAACTAAAAGCACTTAATAAACGCTTAGAGACAAAGAAAAGTGTATCTAAGGAAGTTAAATATCAAAAGACAATTGAATTATTAAAACATCAAAGTGAATTGTCATCGTTATATGAATCAGAAAAGCAATCAGCCATAGAAAAATTAAAAAAAGCAGTTGATGCATATAATGAGATCATTGATGAAATAGAAGATATTAATGATAGATATGAAGATGAGCACCAGCAATATGCGAGTGTGTATAGTCAAGAACAATTATATGATGACAAAGAGGCTAGAAAAGCGTTGAATGGCCACTTTAAAGAAAATATATTTACATCATTTATTAATGGTAATGATTTGCCATACGAGCACAATAACAAGTTGTTTCTAAAATGTTAAAAAGAGAGGATAACTAAATGAAAACAAAATATGAGTTGAATAATACTAAAAAGGTCGCAAACGCATTTTGTTTAAATGAAGAAGATACAAATCTATTAATAAATGCTGTTGATTTGGATATTAAAAACAATATGCAGGAGATTTCAAGTGAGTTACAACAAGCAGAACAGTCTAAGCAAAAGCAATATGGTACAACGCTACAAAATTTAGCTAAGCAAAACAGGATTATTAAATAGCAATGATTGCCTATCCAATTCGGGTAGGCTCTGTTTATAGGGGTGAACAAATGAAACTGCTTAAAACGAAGAATTGTTTATATTATCGTAATGGCGACAATAAACTATCTGAGTATCAACTATTAACGCAATTTAACCCAACTTTTATTAATAAAAAAATTAGGATGTGTGAATTCCAAATTGAAAGTATGTACCATATGAGTGCGTCGACCACAACATGTGATGAAATGATGGGGGTCGTGTCTGTCTCATATCCAATTGAAAAACTAGTTATCAAAATTATTGAAACAAAGGCAAGATTACAAAACTATAAAAATCGATCTATAAGTAATATGGTGTTGTTGAAAACGGTACTAAATCATTATACAGAAAAAGAGCAGAAGAAAGTTGTAAAATATATGCGTTCAAATGGACGATATAAGCCCTACAACGTCATTGAACGCTTACAGGTTGATTTGTATCAAGCAAGTATTAAACAACGTTCAGAACGTCAAAAACAAAGAAATATAGCAATTGAAAATAGCAAGATTGCACGAGTAAATGCTTATCATCAATCTTCATATGTAAAAGTGGTGTAACAATGGATAAACAGCAAATAAAAGACTTCGTTTGTGATTATCATGAGCGAACTAGAAGTGATGTATTAATAGATGATGATATAAATACTGATGAATTCTTTTCAATAGCTGATGAAAATTCCAATGAATGGATGGCAGACGATAACATTGATGATCATATTGTAAAGAATCACTTAGAAATGATTGTTGACCGAGTAGCTAATGATAAAGAGTTTTATATTTTTGATTCCCTTATACAAGGACGTAGTTATCAAGATATTAGTGGTGTCTTAGATTGTTCAGAACAATCTGTAAGATTTTGGTATGAAACCTTATTAGATAAAATTGTAGAGGTGATAGAATGAGTGAGTTAACGGCAAAACAAGCGCGTTTTGTGAATGAGTATATTAGAACACTTAATGTTACACAAAGTGCTATAAAAGCGGGCTATAGTGCAAATAGCGCACATGTGACAGGGTGTAGGTTATTGAAGAAACCGCATATTAAGCAATATATACAAGAACAAAAAGATAAGATTATAGATGAGAATGTATTAACTGCAAAAGAGTTACTACATGTACTTACCAATGCGGCAGTCGGTGATGAAACAGAAACGAAAGAAGTTGTAGTCAAGCGTGGGGAATATAAAGAGAATCCACAAAATGGCAAAGTACAGTTAGTCTATAATGAACATGTTGAACTGATAGAGGTGCCAATTAAGCCAAGTGATCGTTTAAAAGCTCGTGATATGTTGGGTAAATACCATAAGTTATTTACAGATAAGCATGATATTAACGGGAATGTGCCTATGTTCATTAATATTGGTGAATGGGACGGAGACGATGAGGAGTTAGATAAGGCAGTGAAAGATGTATCTAACGCTAATCCTAATCATACTGTGATTGTGGATGATATTCCGTTAGAGGATTGATTACAGTAAAAACGATTATCATATTGAGTTAGTGAGGATTAGTTTACTAATTCACCCTAGCTTTATATTAAAGCGTTATAAAGATAAAAGGGAGAACACTTATTATAATTAATGGACTCCCTTTATTAATAATTATTACAGAAAAAGTGGTAAATTAATTAATTTCTGCTTCTATAGTTTTTATTTCATCAATATTTATAGGTGGTTTTTCAGTATTGTATTCAAACTTTTTAGATAAATCACTTTGATATGTGGATCCGTCATTCATTGTTATTTTCCAATAACCACCCGTTTTATCGCTTGAACGATATAATCCATGTATTTGAGTTAGCTGATGACGAATTTCAAAGTCTAAAGTTGATATAGCTAATTGTTTTTTATCGAACTTTGGCCAATACTTTAATGGACTATCTTTACCATGAACCTTAACTTTTAAAGGTAGTTCTATTGGAGTAGGTAATTTTTCAGTATTTGTAACACCACTTATTTGGAAATGAATCCAAGTTCCTTCGCTAGTATGTTGGCTTTTTTTAGTTCTTTTTGTGTTTAAGTCAACTTTTTCCCCTTTTGAAAAAGTAGGGCTATAATAAGGACTCGGAAAAATTATAAGGCTGATGCTGCCATCTGTGTTTTTTATACGCATAGATCCTAAGGAATTATCTAAAACTTCACTATTTGTAAAAGCGTCAGACCCACTACTATACCAGTCTAGCAAATCCTTTATATTATCGTTTGTAGATGCTTTTGCAGTTTTGATTATTTGATTAGATGATAAGGGAACAGGGGTAAAACCTGTAGCGATTGTCGCAAGCAACAAAGGGCTTACGATGAAAAATTTCATTAGTAATTTTTTATTCATTTTTAATTCTCCTTCATTTAAATGTGTAAACGTTTACGCATAGAATGTATAAATATTATTTAAATGAATCAATTAACCATCTCTAAACTATTGTTTAAATATATATTAATTAGAAAGTGTTTGTTACATAGGGAGCTATATTAAAAAATATAGATTTAAACAACATTTTAAAGTTACAAATAGCAAAAAACAAAGTGTGAGTGGTCATTTAAAGAATATTAATTAATATAAGTTTGAATTAGTTATATTCTTTAAAGTCACTTTCTAGTGGCGTTTTTTACGCTGAGAAACACCCTGTGTTGCAGTGGGGAATGGGAACCACGTACAAATATACTTTAACTGTAAATGTGGCGCCTTGAAATATGGCTTTAAACATCGCTGGTTAATCGATTTTCGAGATTGGTCGTAGATTAAAACCTGTGAAAAAAATGGCTTAGCGCATGGAGAATTTGGTAATTGGTTGAAAAATGTCAACTTAGATAGAACACAAGCTCACCGTTTAATTAAAGTTTCTGAAGAAATTAAAGATGTTGGTACACACCAACATTTAGGTCTGAGAGCTTTATTGGAAATAGCTAGCTTACCTGTACCAGAACGCACCAAAGAACACACAACATCAAATGGCGAAACTAAAACGCCAGATGAGATGACAGTTCGAGAATTACGAGAGTTAAAGAAACAACTTAAACAACGCGATGAAGAAAACGCACAACTTCAATCACAAATGAAACAAGCACAACGTTCTGAGGAGATAGCGAGAAAGCAATATAAATATGGGTTAAATAATTATATTTTTACTATAAAATTTTAGACACACGACATTTTTTACAATTAGGAATGATTTTATTGCACTTAAGAAATTTTGGTAAAGCGTTATAGTAAGAACTGATAAAATTAAAATTTAAAATTTTTAAAAGGAGTTTTTATTATGAAACAGCAAATGTTATCAAAAGTATTATTAAGTACAGTCGTAGTTATGGGATCAATAGCAGGATCTTCTCTTGTAATGGATGACAACGCTCATGCTGAACAAAAAAGTGATAATATCGGGAAACTGAATCAAAAAAATGAAAGTACCTTGCATCTTTCATTTGAAAAGGGTATTAAAGGGACTGTTGACAAAAATGGTAAGTTAACATTATCTGATGGAAAAACGTCAAAAGTGATGCCAACTAATGCTAAAGATAAAAAAGGTAACGATGTTGTTTTGGTTTATAAAAAGGTTAGAGATGGATTTGATGTTCAAGTAATTAAATCTAGTCAAGAGAGAAAAACTAACTGGGTTAAATGTGGTCTAGGAACAGTTGGAGGCGCTGGCACTGGTGGGCTAGGTGGTGCTAGTGCAGCTTCAGTTATACCAGGTTTAGGAACTGTTGCAGGTGCTATTATTGGTGGGGTTTCTGGTGGTGCCACAGGTGCCGCAGCGTCATGTTTCGGTTGATAGGAGAGTGAAGTCATGAAAAACTCTATACTTTGGCGAAAATCGTTTATTCCTGTCTATTTTATAGTTGCTTTTGTAATGTTCTTACTTTTTAAGTTTTATATTAGAACTGATAATTTTTCAGTTTATGTTTTGATAGCTTTTATAGTCATTTTAGGTTTTGCTTCTATTATATATAACTATAATAGACATTAATTAAGTTACAATTATAATTATTATATTAATGAATCCCTGTGGATTTAGAAATAAGGCAGGTACTTCGGTACTTGCCTATTATTATATCTCTATACGATAGGAATCGACTATATGACTTACTAAGTTTTATAGCAAATTAGACAATTAACACATAAGGCATTTAATATTGAGTTGTTATAGTAGTTGTATAATATATAGCTAGTTCCTTATAACAGCAAAAAAATAATTTTGACTATAAGATTAAATATAATAATATAAAATTAACAGTAGAAACCAATTTTAGAATTTGAAAAATTGAATGCATTAATTATAAGAGTGTGAATATATAAACAATGTTATTAATTCAAGATGCTTAGAAATCCTCTGTTTCTCCTTGAGAAAGAGTTTTGTATATAAGTTCAGATGAAGTATAGTTAATTAATTTTCAAAGCATAACTTAATTCTTAGAAATAACGCGAAATCATTAAATATAATTAATTTTCTTTTAATATTTTTTTAATTGAATATTTAAGATTATAACATATATTTGAAGCATATCTAGATACTTCTTGGGAATGTTGGATGAAGGAGATAAAAATGAATAAGAGTCGATTTATTTCATGCGTAATTTTGATATTCGCACTTATACTAGTTCTTTTTACACCCAACGTATTAGCAGAGAGCCAACCAGACCCTACGCCAGATGAGTTGCACAAAGCGAGTAAATTCACTGGTTTGATGGAAAATATGAAAGTTTTATATGATGATCGTTATGTATCAGCAACTAAAGTTAAGTCTGTAGATAAATTTTTGGCACATGATTTAATTTATAACATTAGTGATAAAAAACTGAAAAATTATGACAAAGTGAAAACAGAGTTATTAAATGAAGATTTAGCAAAGAAGTACAAAGATGAAGTAGTTGATGTGTATGGATCAAATTACTATGTAAACTGCTATTTTTCATCCAAAGATAATGTAGGTAAAGTTACAGGTGGTAAAACTTGTATGTATGGAGGAATAACAAAACATGAAGGAAACCACTTTGATAATGGGAAATTACAAAATGTACTTATAAGAGTTTATGAAAATAAAAGAAACACAATTTCTTTTGAAGTGCAAACTGATAAGAAAAGTGTAACAGCTCAAGAACTAGACATAAAAGCTAGGAATTTTTTAATTAATAAAAAAAATTTGTATGAGTTTAACAGTTCACCATATGAAACAGGGTATATAAAATTTATTGAAAATAACGGCAATACTTTTTGGTATGATATGATGCCTGCACCAGGAGATAAGTTTGACCAATCTAAATATTTAATGATGTACAACGACAATAAAACGGTTGATTCTAAAAGTGTGAAGATAGAAGTCCACCTTACAACAAAGAATGGATAATGTTAATCCGATTTTGATATAAAAAGTGAAAGTATTAGATATATTTGAAAGGTAAGTACTTCGGTGCTTGCCTTTTTAGGATGCATATATATAGATTAAACCGCACTTCTATATTAATAGAAAGTGCGGTTATTTATACAGTAAATCTAAACTATAATAATTGGAATCATCTTTTTGAAATTTCGACATCTAGATGAAATTGTGTTGAATCAACAGTTTTATTATCTTTGTAAATTTTTAAGAAGCTTTCTGGAAGACCGTATCCTGTGTAAAATAAATCATACGAGAAATTAGAACCATCATTCATATGGAATACTACACTCCCCTTATCAAAACCGCTATAAAATTTTGAAGAAGTGCCGTATTCTTTACCTTTACCAGTATCATTGTGTCCATAAATATTAAATTCATCTTGCAAGTATTTTCTTAGTTTGACATCTATTTCTTGTGCGGTAACCATTTTTTTATCTGTAGAAACACTTTTAGTTGTAACTGTTTGATGCTTGCCATTGATAATTAAATTTATAGGTATTATTCTTGGCGAATCTAATTTATTGTTTTCTGCTTTAGTAACACCGCCATATATAGTACGAGAGTTAGAACCATATTTATAGCTTATACCAAAAACATCGACATTTTTTCCCTTTAGATCACTAGTTATATATTCATTGTCAAATTCAGCATACAATGTATCATTTTTATACGAGTATTCTAAGCGGTGTGATTCTGGTGAATTTTTGTCTTTAACATTCTTTAAATTCACATATTCATATTTAGTATAAAAATTTCTTAGGTTTCCTGGACCTACATCGCCGTTAGATAAGACTGTATGATTAGAAGAAAAAATAAATAAAGTAATAACAATTACAAATAATAATCTTTTTTTCATATTAGGCACTTCCTTTTCATTATATTTACAATAACATTATAAATATAAGTTGAATAATAAATTTTAGAAAATTCATAAAAAATACAAAAGGTTATAGGAAGAGTTATAGAAAAATATGTATCATCCCACACGTTGCAGGCAGTGAATACGTAATTGAATACGTTAATTATGAAGTGATGTTAATTGATGTGAAGTATATAGTTATTAAAATACTGTAATATCAATTGTTATAAATTAATATAAACTAACGAAAAACACTTATTTCATTGAGTGGGAATAATTATATATAGCAAATGATAGGCTGGAGTTACCGTAATTACGCGGTTTCCAGCCTTTTTTGGTATTCTTAATATGGGCAACAGCATGTTATGAAATGATGGGAGTCATATCTGTAGAAATTGGCGTACCAATTTCTTTATGTTGGGGCCCCGCAGTCAACTACTAGAGCCTACGATTTTGATTTTTATGTCCTGGGATCGGTTTCCTATTCTTATTAAAAAGTATTTAAAAATCTATACTATTTATATTGAAATTTTTATTTATGGTTATGCCATAACTATTTTGTATTTCCGGTACTAAACTTTGCAATATTGGGTAATAGTTATTAGCGGAACCAATAATAATGGAATTAATCACATTGATACTAAGTTCTTTATCTTCAGGTAATGCATTTTCTATTATTTTGATTAAGTCTATATATTTTATTTCATCAGAATTTTTATGTGCTAAATACTTCATAAAATCAGTTTGCACTTTTTCGAAAACGCTATATCTTAAGTCCATTTGTACAAATATTAAGCTGACAGTTTTAGTTTCGAATTGACTTTGACCCAAAACTGAAGCAAGTTCTTCTATTGATTGATATAGCAATCTGATATCGCCGTTATCTTCAAGCATATGAAACACTCCTTTATCATTTTAGAATAACCATGCAATGGCTTCTTTGACTACAGTTGAGATTATTCCAGCATCACCTTTACTTAGACCGGCATTTATTGCGCCTCGTTTAACCGCATCACCGACAGCGTTAGCTGGTACTTCTGACCATTTTAGCAATGGTTTCAATTCTTTTACAATACCTGAATACCCTTTATCAAAAATAGTTGCAGCTTTTTTGCCACCAACTTGTTGTATGACATTTTTGCTTTGCCCCTATTATTAATAATTAGTTTTATAGCAGTTTTAACTACTTTTGTTCCGCCAATTCGTTGTTGTGCTTCTGGATTCATTGGCAAGTTTGGATTGCGATTAATTTTCACACCATTTATATTTTCATAACTTTGGTGAGCAGTTTTTGTATTGTTTGTCTGTATTTGCTTTGCGTTAGTTAAAGGTGAAACAGACGTTAATAAAACGGCAGTCAAGACTAGTGAACCAATAGTTTTTGTGATTTTCATTATACATTTATTTCCTTTAATAGTGAATTTGCAAAACCAAATGTTTGAAATATAAGTAAATAATCATTAAACAACAAAGTGAGTGAAAGGTCCTAATTCGTATAACTAGCATTTAATAATTTAATTAATCGTTTGCACCAAAATAGAAAATGCCACTTAACACAATTATTAAAAATAATGTAACTATGAAAGAAGTCCTAGCTAATACAAGTGAACATATTAAAAGTACTAATGAAGTGACTATTTGTAAGAACCCAAAAAGTAAAGATTCCATTATATAAGCAAAATAAATAGTTAGTGAAAAAATTGCTACAGCAAGTAACATTAGCCCTATGATTTTCAAAATTCCAGTTGTGTAGCCAGTAACTAATAAATTTTTCACATGAACTTGATTACCATATTGTCATCTCGTTCATAAAATAGTTTAGAAGAGATTGCTATTAAATTTAATTGTTTTGCATAAGTGTCAGAATATTATTCTTAACTGTTAAGAGTCGTTAATTTATTTAAATCCATTAAGATTGTTAGAGATTATTATGCGCTGAGAAACGCCACTGTTACAGTGGAAGATGAATTTGTATAACTAGATATGTTAATCGTAAATGTGGCGTCGTGAAACACGACTTCAAACATCGAGGACCAATCTATCTTTGAGATTGGTTGAAGATTGAAACATATGTAAGAAAATGACATAGTTTATGGAAAGCTCGATAAGTACTTAAAAAATCAATCTAGTTTGAAATCATGCATATCGTTTAATAAAATTTTTCGGAGAAATAAAAACCTTCTAAAAACGAAAAGGTTTATTTGATTTATTTACTTGTATATTGTAAAAGATTACAATGAGTCTATAGATTATGTAGAGAACTCTAGTATGCCTTTTGAGTATATGTGGGGGTCTTTCTTTATATAAAAGGAGTTCCGAGTGGCAACACTAAAAGATGTAAAGACTGGTAAAAAGGAAATTTTGCCATCAACTGCAAAAGATAAAAATGGTAAAAATGTTACGTTAATTTATTTTGAAAAAGACGGTAAATTAGGTTTTTTATGTGCAGAAAACACAAAAAGAACGTGGAGTAGGGAAATGCGTTTCTGGTATAGCGGGTGGCGCAGTGACAGGAGGCACTACTTTAGGTCTTGCAGGTGCAGGAGTAGGAACAGTTACTATTCCAGTAATTGGAACCGTTAGTGGCGGTGTAGTTGGAGCTGTTGGTGGAGCTGTCGGTGGAGGTCTAACCGGTGGAGCCACATTCTGCTAATAGTGTAGGAGTGATACCATGAAAAAAATTTTTTAATATATGGGTATGTTCGTTCTTATTTTTAGTAATAATATCATGGGTGATAATTAGTATAAAATTTGGTAATATCAGCACGACGCAAATATTAATTTCAAATCTGTTTATATTTATCGCTTATATACTATATTTAGTTAAGTTCATTCGTTTCAAAAAAAGATGAAAATAGGTTTTTTGACCAAAACCTAATTGTGATAGCATATGAAAAATGAGTAGTTTATCATTTTTTAGTCTAATATACTACAAAAATTTTACTTATGAAGCGAAAATAACGTGCAAATAAAAAAAACGACCTAAATCCCTTTAAAAACAAGGATTAGGTCGTATTTATTTGATACTGAAATTGTCTAACGAAAATAACATGCAAGTAACGTGCAAATAAAAATCAAGAGTAATATGATATATATTATATGCCTAGGTAAAGTTTACGAACCTACAGATTTGAAATATTCTTCAGCAACTCCGTCTTTTATAATTCTTGAAATAACTGAGGTTTTTATTTTTACGTTGTTTTGAATTGTCTAAAGTAGTCATACATAATCTGTTTAACCCCTTACTTAAGCTTGTAAAATGCGGAAATAAGTTTTCCTTTTTTAGTTATTTTTTCTTGGTATATTTTAAATCCACAATTATTGCAATAAAATTCTTTCAAATTCTTATTATCATACCAATCAACACAAATATGTCTTAGTGCAGTACGATCATAAATTTCAGAAGCAATAGATAAGGCATAGTCCATTACAATTTCTCCTGGTATATGCTTTTTGTGTTTATCGCTCCTACCTAATTTAGTTATTAATAATGCTTGAAATTCTCCATTCTTTTTAGCATCAGACGAGATTTTTCTTTTCGTTTTTCCACTAACGTCTTTTTCAAGCTTTATATTTACAATTTTTAAGCAGAAGTATCCCATTATTTCAAGGTCTGATTTATCTATAATTAAATACGTACGTATGGAATTTTGATCGTTCATTTTTATTGCTTTATGTTTTAGGAAATGTGCTATTGAAGGGTTTAAAGATGTTTGGAATTTCTTGGTTTCTTGACTTATATAGTTATGAAAGAGGGTGTTGTCCTTTATAGCATTTCTGAGATCAGAAATGCTATAAATAAAGTGATTAAGATTTTTTGCTTTCATTTAATTTAAGAAATGGATTTGTTTTTTGGGGGTTATTTTTAATTCTATTATGAAATGGTTTGAATTTTGCGGTTGCAAATATGATAGCTGCTTCTTTTGACAAAGTAATAGAACCTTTTTCTTCTGGTACCATGATATTCACTCCTTGCACAATTTGATTTGAATATTATAAAATAATTTTACTATACAAAATAGGTTGTGTAAATAGTTTCTTATTGTTACCAAATAATTTGTTTGAAAGCGTTATGCAATGCCAATCAACACCAATGGGTTGTAAGTATTTCCATTTGAATAAATTGTTAGCATTATTTTCATTTAAGTTTTGTAATGTAATTTTTAAAAATACAGTTTACATGGAACGTTGTGGCATATATTCTGTATATAGAAGTGTAAAAACACAATTGGGTTGGTAGTCCCAATGCAGTTTTAAAACTGTCAGTAACCTTCCTCCTCGGGTCGTCCGTCATTTCTAATAAAACTAGAGGAGGGATAGCATGGAGCTATCTATTTTTTACAATGGGCAATTTTTTGTAGCATTGGTAGAATATAAAATGGAAAATAAATCTAAATTTATCCAATACACATTTGGGAATGAACCTGATGATATAGAGGTATTGGATTTTATTCATCATCAATTAATGAAAATGATTGATGATGTGCAAACTATTGTTTATACGAAAAATATTTCTAGAAAAGTAAACCCGAAAAGGCTACAAAGACAAATTGCTAAGGAGCAAAAGAAATCTAAATACTCTACCCAAGCACAAATAGCTATTAAGAAAGAATTAGAATTAAAGAAAAAGCAAAAGCGGAAGAACTATAAAGAAAAACGTGATGCATTTCAAAAAAGAAAAAGAGAAATTAAAAAGGTTAAAGCAAAAGAGAAGCATAAGGGACATTAGCAATACGACAAATAAATTAAAACAAAATGATTTATAGGTGATTGGGATGATTTTAATTAGTTCGTGTTTGATAGGCGATAATGTAAGATACGATGGTGGTAATCAATTGAATGTTAGATTGAAAAAATTAATAGACAGCGGAAAAGCTATTCACGCATGTCCAGAATTACTTGGTGGATTATTAATTCCGAGAGAACCTGCAGAAATTATTGGTGGCGATGGTTTTGATGTGTGGAATGACGCTGCAAAGGTTGTTACTATTTCGGACAAAGACGTAACTGACGATTATAAACATGGAGCAATAGTTACATTAAAAATTTTGAAAAAATATCAATGTGATACAGTTATTTTAAAAGCAAATAGCCCATCATGTGGATCACAAGAGATATATGATGGGAATTTTACAGGAAATAAGAAAAAGGGTGTAGGTGTGGCAACTGCTTTACTCATTAATGAAGGTATAAAAGTTTATGATGAAAATACGTTTTTTGACCAAAACATGATTGAAACGATTGTACATGAAAAGTAAGGATTGAGAATATAAGTAATGGACTAATTTATTGAGTTGTGCTATTTCTTATAAAAATAATTTCAAAATTGGTTTAATAATAGTTTGATTGTGATAATATATCAGTATAGATAATTTAGTTAACAGACCCATGAAAGTAGGAACCCCACCATACGGGAATTTCGAAATCATGGGTTTTTTGTTTTAAAGGATTGATGCAATAGATAAAGTAGCCATTCTAATATATGGAGTATTTATCAACTAAAAATTAAAACAGATATGGGTTTTCTTTATTAAATAATTTTTCTATAAGGAAACAGAGGCAACGCTACTGTCACCTCTGCTTGAAATACTCTGAATTTATGAACGTCCACACCCAAATCACTCAAATTCTTAAACCCTCCAAACCCTCCAAACCCCAAACACCAATTCTTACCAAAGCATTGATATAAGTGCCAATACTGGCAATGTACCTTGTTTGAAAAAGATACTAATATTGCTTGAAAGGCCACCATAAATAGCAACGCCAATGATATACACTAAAATAGCTGCGCATATTTCTTTTGGATTAGTGCTGATAAACAAACCGTATATTAGCAAAACTCCGATTAAACCGTTATATACGCCTTGATTCTTCAAAAGTACGTTAATATTTTTGCCTTTCAATTTATCGACGTTTATATTAAATGTCTCGCTGGTCTTTTTGGAAGTTGTAGCAATCGTTTCAAGGTACATAATATAGAAAAACTCTAATGCTACAAATATGATTAAAATTGTCGAGATGATATTCATTGTAACGCTCCTTTAGTATTAAATATTTTCTTGTAAAAATGATTGCAGTGTTTGTGGTTGATCATTGACTAATTGTTAGAAATCATTGGATTCTTGGTCTAATAGTCCTCTTGCTCCTGCGTCGTACATTGATGCCAATAATGCACCAAAGTCTTTAGGTTCATCGTACATTTCTGCAAATGTCTCTAATGAAACGGGTTCATATTTAATTTCTGTGCCTGATGCCTCAGATAAAATAGCAGCAAGTTCCTTCATATCATAACTGTAGCCTGATAATAAATAACGTTTGCCCCAAGTATCTGGATTTTTAATAATAGCAATGACGCCTCTAGCAATATCATTTCTAGTAATATAATTAATACGACCATCACCAGCTGGATAAATCAGTTTATGCATCTTCATCAATTCTGGTAAGTATGGTTTAAGTGGATCCATGTACATTGCCATTCTTACATACGTATAGTCAATGCCACTTGTTGCCAATAGACGTGCTGCATAACCAAAATAAGGACTCATATGGAATGGATTATTATGCTGATCTGCGTAATAACCTATGAAAATGATATGAGCAACGCCACTTTGCTTTGCCGCATATACTAAATTTTCCACTTCAGGAATACGTTTGAATGATGGATGGATAATACTTGGAATAAACACAACGGTATCCATTCCTTTAAATGCTTCTACCATGCTTTCTTGATTAAAATAATCTAATTGTCGCACAGAAACTTTTCCACGCCAATCTTCTGGAACTTTCTCAACATTTCTAACACCAATGTGAAAATGATCTATGTGATTTGCAATGGCTTGATTTGTAATATGTGTGCCTAAATGACCTGTAGCACCTGTTAATATAATATTCATTCACTTCATCTCCTAATCTTTATATACATAACATAATACTTATTCGATGATTTTCAAAATATTTAATTTTATAAAAAAATGCAATCTGTATTTATTGTCGCCGTGTATAGTAAATACACATATGCTATTAATGTTAAAAATACCGTAATGACGCGTTTTAGTTGATGTGTGTCACCATGATCTTTGAAAATTTTGACATGGTACTGCGCCGATATGGTGTCATTTTTGTGTCTGAAAGTTTTACAGTTTTTAAAATAAAAATGGTATAAAGTGTGAATTGTATAAAAAAGAGTCTCGTAGGATAAGAATTGATTAATAACAGTTAGCATTTTATTAATTACCTTAACAATGATTCAATTTTAGTTAAATGAGGTTTAATTTGAAAGGGAATAGTGCCTCAATATAATGTAGGTAGATTGTTCATATTACGTAATTGAAAAATCAAATTTAAATAGATTGGGGCTAAAAATTATGAAATTTAAAGCGATAGCAAAAGCAAGTTTAGCATTGGGAATGTTAGCAACAGGTGTAATTACATCGAATGTACAATCAGTACAAGCGAAAACAGAAGTTAAACAACAAAGTGAATCAGAGTTGAAACACTATTATAATAAACCATTTTTCGAGCGTAAAAATGTGACTGGATATAAATATACTGAAAATGGTAAAGATTATATGGAAGTCGCAACAGATCATCAGTATTATCAAATATCGTTACTAGGTCCGGATAAAGATAAATTTAAAGAAGGAAATAATCCAGGTCTAGATATATTTGTCGTTAGGGAAGGTGACAGTAGGCAAGCTGCGAATTACTCAATTGGTGGCGTAACAAAAACAAACAGTCAACCTTTTATTGACTATATACACACACCAATCCTTGAAATCAAGAAAGGTAAAGAAGAACCACAAAGTAGTCTATACCAAATTTATAAAGAAGACATATCACTAAAAGAACTTGATTTTAAATTAAGAAAGCAATTAATTAGTCAAAGTGGCTTGTATTCAAATGGTCTTAAACAAGGTCAAATTACAATTACAATGAAAGATGGCAAATCACATACTATCGATTTAAGTCAAAAACTTGAAAAAGAACGTATGGGTGAGTCAATCGACGGCAGAGAAATACAAAAAATTCTAGTAGAAATTAAATAATACATTCTAACAGCAAAGCGCTATGTTGAATAGTGCTTGTTATGGAAACTATGGAAGTTAAGCGACGTACTGTTGCTTAGCTTCTTTTTTTGAGGGTCAAAGTTACCTGACAACACACGCAATCACACGCAGTTCTCATTATCTTTTGCTTAAATAGCTTAATCATATTTTATGAATAGTTAAAAACAGGTTAATGTGAATATCTGAATACAGCTCCTATAATATGGGTGTATGGTTCAAATTACGTAATAAAACAATCTAATTATAATAGATTGGAGCATACAACTATGAAAATGAAAAATATTGCAAAAATAAGTTTGTTATTAGGAATATTAGCAACAGGTGTAAACACTACAACGGAAAAACCAGTTCATGCCGAAAAGAAACCTATTGTAATAAGTGAAAATAGCAAAAAATTAAAAGCTTATTATACTCAACCTAGTATTGAATATAAAAATGTGACAGGTTATATCAGTTTCATTCAACCAAGTATTAAGTTTATGAATATCATAGATGGTAATTCTGTTAATAACCTTGCTTTAATTGGCAAAGATAAGCAACATTATCATACGGGTGTACATCGTAATCTTAATATATTTTACGTTAATGAGGATAAGAGATTTGAAGGTGCAAAGTACTCTATTGGGGGGATCACAAGTGCAAACGATAAAGCTGTCGACCTAATAGCAGAAGCAAGAGTTATTAAAGCAGATCATATTGGTGAATATGATTATGACTTTTTCCCATTTAAAATAGATAAAGAAGCAATGTCATTGAAAGAGATTGATTTTAAATTAAGAAAATACCTTATTGATAATTATGGTCTTTACGGTGAAATGAGTACAGGGAAAATTACCGTCAAAAAGAAATACTATGGAAAGTATACATTTGAATTGGATAAAAAGTTACAAGAAGACCGTATGTCCGATGTTATCAATGTTACAGATATTGATAGAATTGAAATCAAAGTTAGAAAAGCATAGCACACATACTTGACGACGAAATAAGTTGAAATTGAAATAGAGAGGTTAAGTGACGATCAAACGTTGCTTAACTTCTTTTTAATGCTTAAAAATCATTTCAAAGGCACATAGAAGCGCTATATTAATCTCATAATCACTCATTATTTTTTGCTTAAATTACTTAATAATACTTCAATAATTGTTAAAAGGGGTTTAATGTGATTATCTTAGAACGCCATCTATAATGATGTTGTATGATTCAAATTACGTAAAAAGACAATCGAATATAATATAGATTGGAGCATACAATTATGAAAATGAGAACAATTGCTAAAACCAGTTTAGCACTAGGGCTTTTAACAACAGGCGCAATTACAGTAACGACGCAATCGGTCAAAGCAGAAAAAGTACCAATGCTTAAAGCAGAGCGATTAGCAATGATAAACATAACAACAGGTGCAAATACAGCGACAACACAAGCAGCTAACACAAGACAAGAACGCACGCCTAAACTCGAAAAGGCACCAAATACTAATGAGGAAAAAACCTCAGCTTCCAAAATAGAAAAAATATCACAACCTAAACAAGAAGCGCAGAAATCGCTTAATATATCAGCAACGCCAGCACCTAAACAAGAACAATCACAAACGACAACCGAATCCACAACGCCGAAAACTAAAGTGACAACACCTCCATCAATAAACACGCCACAACCAATGCAATCTACTAAATCAGACACACCACAATCTCCAACCATAAAACAAGCACAAACAGATATGACTCCTAAATATGAAGATTTAAGAGCGTATTATACGAAACCGAGTTTTGAATTTGAAAAGCAGTTTGGATTTATGCTCAAACCATGGACGACGGTTAGGTTTATGAATGTTATTCCAAATAGGTTCATCTATAAAATAGCTTTAGTTGGAAAAGATGAGAAAAAATATAAAGATGGACCTTACGATAATATCGATGTATTTATCGTTTTAGAAGACAATAAATATCAATTGAAAAAATATTCTGTCGGTGGCATCACGAAGACTAATAGTAAAAAAGTTGATCACAAAGCAGAATTAAGCATTACTAAAAAAGATAATCAAGGTATGATTTCACGCGATGTTTCAGAATACATGATTACTAAGGAAGAGATTTCCTTGAAAGAGCTTGATTTTAAATTGAGAAAACAACTTATTGAAAAACATAATCTTTACGGTAACATGGGTTCAGGAACAATCGTTACTAAAATGAAAAACGGTGGGAAGTATACGTTTGAATTACACAAAAAACTGCAAGAGCATCGTATGGCAGATGTCATAGAAGGTACAAACATTGATAAAATTGAAGTGAATATAAAATAATCATAACGTTCTTTAAATAGAAGCTGACATCGGTAAAACAAGAAGTTAAGTGACAAGGGTTTACATGTTGCTTAGCTTCTTTTATTATGCGCAATGATGTAAAAAGACGAATATTCATTTGTTTGTAAAAGTGGCATTTCTATGTCTTAAAAGTGACGAAACCTCAAATGTGCCAAGTGTTGAATCACATCAAAATCATTTTTATTTAACGAACATTATAGATTCCTTAATTTACTTAATAATGATTCAATGATTATTAAACATGGTTTAATGTGAAAGGTCAAATACGCCAACTATAATAAAGCTGTATGATTCAATAGACGTAAGCGAACAAATCTAATAATTACGATTGGAGCATACAACTATGAAAATGACAGCAATTGCGAAAGCAAGTTTAGCATTAGGTATTTTAGCAACAGGAACAATAACATCAACGCATCAAACTGTAAATGCGAGTGAACATGAAGCAAAATATGAAAATGTGACAAAAGATATTTTTGACTTAAGAGATTACTATAGTGGCGCAAGTAAGGAACTTAAAAATGTTACTGGTTATCGTTATAGCAAAGGTGGTAAGCATTACCTTATCTTTGATAAACATCAAAAGTTCACTAGAATACAAATTTTTGGCAAAGATATAGAAAGACTTAAAACACGTAAAAATCCAGGTTTAGATATATTTGTAGTTAAAGAAGCAGAAAATCGCAACGGCACAGTGTTTTCATATGGTGGTGTCACTAAGAAAAATCAAGGTGCTTACTATGATTACTTAAACGCACCTAAATTCGTTATTAAAAAAGAAGTAGACGCAGGTGTTTATACGCATGTTAAAAGACACTACATTTATAAAGAAGAGATTTCACTTAAAGAACTCGACTTTAAACTGAGACAGTATTTAATTCAAAATTTTGATCTGTATAAAAAGTTTCCTAAAGATAGTAAGATAAAAGTGATAATGAAAGATGGTGGCTATTATACGTTTGAACTTAATAAAAATTACAAACAAATCGCATGAGTGACGTCATTGACGGTAGAAATATTGAAAAAATAGAAGCCAGCATTAGATGATTCAATGAAATATGGATAATAGTAAAATATGGATAGTATAGAGGAGTTAGGCAACATAAGTTGCTTAGCTTCTTTTTTTTGTGTTGGCGAGAGATGAAAATTAAGCGCATCGATGAATAATAAAAACACCAAATTTGTGGAAATAGTTGATACCTATAGATGCGTGATGTCGCTCTAGTGACATGAAACAATGTGGAAAACATAATTAAATTGAGGGAAAGTGTGAATAGTTAAAAAATTAGTATTGTGTTATAAAAAATAATTAATACTGTTAGGATTTCATTAACTAACTTAACGTTGGTTCAAAAATAGTTAAAAAGAGGTTAATTCATAGCGCAGTATCTCGCTTATATAATGATAGTAGATTGTTCGTATTACGTAATTGAATTAATCATATAAAAATATATTAAGACAAAATTTATAAATAGATTGGGAGAATAGTACTATGAAATTAAAAACGTTAGCTAAAGCAACATTGGCATTAGGCTTATTAACTACTGGTGTGATTACATCAGAAGGCCAAGCAGTTCAAGCAAAAGAAAAGCAAGAGAGAGTACAACATTTATATGATATTAAAGACTTACATCGATACTACTCATCAGAAAGTTTTGAATTCAGTAATATTAGTGGTAAGGTTGAAAATTATAACGGTTCTAACGTTGTACGCTTTAACCAAAAGGGTCAAAATCACCAATTATTCTTATTAGGAAAAGATAAAGAAGAATATAAAGAAGGCATTGAAGGCAAAGATGTCTTTGTGGTAAAAGAATTAATTGATCCAAACGGTAGACTATCTACTGTTGGTGGTGTAACGAAGAAAAATAACCAATCTTCTGAAACTAATACACCTTTAGTAGTTAATAAAGTGTATGGAGGAGATTTACATGCATCAATTGACTCATTTTCAATTAATAAAGAAGAAGTTTCACTGAAAGAACTTGATTTCAAAATTAGAAAGCAATTAGTTGAAAAATACGGTTTATATCAAGGCACGTCTAAATACGGTAAAATCACTATCATCTTGAACGACGGGAAAAAGGAAGTAATTGATTTAGGTGATAAATTGCAATTCGAGCGCATGGGTGATGTATTGAATAGTAAGGATATTAATAAGATTGAAGTGACTTTGAAACAAATTTAAATTAAACAATCAATGACTTTAAAGTAATAAATTTGAAGTAGCTTAACGAGGAAATGTTGAATAAATACGTACATCCTACAAAAAGGGGCGTATCTAAATCAACAGTGTCGTTAGGCTGTTTTTATGTTTTATAACGCAGGGGATGAGCATACTAAAAATTCAAATTACTCCTGAAAGTGATGTCCATTGAATATTAATTAGTTCTTCATTAACCATGATTTAATTTTAATTAAACGAGTGTTAATGTTAGTCTGTCTCAATGCCCTTTATAATAAATGTGTATTATTCAAATTACGTAATAAAAGCAATCAAATATATGAAGATTGGAGCACATAAATATGAAATTTACTGCGATAGCTAAAGCGATATTTGTATTAGGAATATTAACAACAAGTGTAATGATAACAGAAAATCAATCGGTTAATGCAAAAGGAAAGTATGAAAAAATGAACCGTTTATATGATACAAACAAGTTACATCAATACTATTCAGGACCTAGTTATGAGTTAACAAATGTTAGTGGACAAAGTCAAGATTATTATGAGACTAACGTTTTGCTTTTTAACCAACAAAATCAAAAGTTCCAAGTGTTTTTATTGGGAAAAGATGAAAATAAATATAAAGAAAAAACGCATGGCCTCGATGTCTTTGCGGTACCAGAATTAGTAGATTTAGATGGTAGAATATTTAGCGTTAGTGGTGTAACAAAGAAAAACGTAAAATCAATATTTGAGTCTCTAAGAACGCCGAACTTACTAGTTAAAAAAATAGACGATAAAGACGGTTTTTCTATTGATGAATTTTTCTTTATTCAAAAGGAAGAAGTGTCATTGAAGGAACTTGATTTTAAAATAAGAAAACTGTTGATTAAAAAATACAAACTGTATGAAGGGTCAGCTGATAAAGGTAGAATTGTTATTAATATGAAAGATGAAAATAAGTATGAAATTGATTTAAGTGATAAATTAGATTTCGAGAGTATGGCAGATGTCATTAGTAGTGAACAAATTAAGAACATCGAAGTGAATTTGAAATAATCAATGATATATAGAATAAAAGCTTAAGAAGCGGTTTAATAACCCCATGTTTAATGATATTGATACGTGTTTTTATAATAAAAACATATCGAACATTGACTACGTTATTAAGCTGCTTTTTTGTACACTTTATAATGAATAACTTAAGATTTAAAACTAATCGGAAAGAACAATGATTCACCAAAAAAATTTATGTTGCTATTAAAAATCAGTTAATACGAATGTTAAAATACGTTTGATTTTCATTAATAATGATTCAAGTTTATTTAAATGAGCGTTAATGTCAGTCTGTTTTGATGCACCTTATAATAAAGACAGATAGTTCAAATTACGTAATAATAACAATCCAATATATCAAGATTGGAGCAAATAAATATGAAATTTACTGCATTAGCAAAAGCAACATTAGCATTAGGAATTTTAACAACTGGAACTTTAACAACAGAGGCTCATTCCAGCCATGCAAAACAAAATCAAGAGTCAGTAAACAAACATGACAAGGAAGCATTATACCGATACTACACTGGAAAGACTATGGAATTGAAAAACATTAATGCTTTGAAGCATGGTAAAAATAACTTGCGTTTTAAATATAGAGGCATGAAGATTCAAGTATTGCTGCTTGGAAATGATAAAAATAGATTTCAACAGCGTAGTTATAAGGGCTTAGATGTGTTTTTTGTTCAAGAAAAAAGAGACAAGCATGACATATTTTATACTGTTAGTGGCGTAATACAGACGAATAAAACATCTGGAGTTGTCAGTGCCCCAATATTAAATGTTACAAAAGAAAAGGGTGAAGATGCTTTTGTGAAAGGGTACCCTTATTATATTAAAAAAGAAAAAATAACATTAAAAGAGTTAGATTTTAAGTTGAGAAAGCATCTAATCGAAAAATATGGACTTTATAAAACAATCTCAAAAGATGGTAGGGTTAAAATTAGCTTGAAAGATGGCAGTTTTTATAACCTTGATTTAAGGTCTAAATTAAAATTCAAATATATGGGGGGAAGTCATAGAAAGCAAACAAATTAAAGATATTGAAGTTAACTTAAAGTAAATAATTACGAATAATAAAAAGTGATTGAAGCGGCTTAACGATGAAAAGTAAATTGATGCGCATACCTTATAAAAAGGATGCATCAATCGATATTATCGTTAAGCTGTTTTTATGTGCGTTTCATGAATCCTTCCTCAATCTTCGGGAATTTAAAATTTCCACCTCCAACATCAAAATTCTCCCCATCGCAACATAGCCAAATGTTATAATAAATCTATTACACAAAGAGATAAATTACTTATTCAAAGGCGGAGGAATCACATGTCTATTACTGAAAAACAACGTCAGCAACAAGCTGAATTACATAAAAAATTATGGTCGATTGCGAATGATTTAAGAGGAAATATGGATGCGAGTGAATTCCGTAATTACATTTTAGGCTTGATTTTCTATCGCTTCTTATCTGAAAAAGCCGAACAAGAATACGCAGATGCCTTGTCGGGTGAAGACATCACGTATCAAGAAGCATGGGCAGATGAAGAATATCGTGAAGATTTAAAAGCAGAATTAATTGATCAAGTCGGTTACTTCATTGAGCCACAAGATTTATTCAGCGCGATGATTCGTGAAATTGAAACGCAAGATTTTGATATCGAACATCTGGCGACAGCAATTCGTAAAGTTGAAACATCAACATTAGGTGAAGAAAGTGAAAATGACTTTATCGGACTGTTCAGCGATATGGACCTAAGTTCAACGCGACTAGGTAACAATGTCAAAGAACGTACTGCGTTAATTTCCAAAGTTATGGTTAACCTTGACGATTTACCATTTGTTCACAGTGATATGGAAATTGATATGTTAGGTGATGCATACGAATTTCTTATCGGGCGCTTTGCGGCGACAGCGGGTAAAAAAGCAGGCGAGTTCTATACACCACAACAAGTATCTAAGATACTGGCGAAGATTGTTACAGACAGTAAAGATAAATTACGTCACGTGTATGACCCAACATGTGGTTCAGGTTCATTACTGTTACGTGTTGGTAAAGAAACACAAGTGTATCGTTATTTTGGTCAAGAACGTAACAATACTACATACAACTTAGCACGCATGAACATGTTATTACATGATGTGCGTTATGAGAACTTCGATATCCGTAATGATGACACGTTGGAAAATCCAGCCTTTTTAGGTCATACATTTGATGCGGTTATTGCGAACCCACCATACAGTGCGAAATGGACAGCAGATTCAAAATTTGAAAATGATGAACGATTTAGTGGTTACGGCAAGCTTGCGCCAAAATCCAAAGCAGACTTTGCCTTTATTCAACACATGGTACATTACCTAGACGATGAAGGTACCATGGCAGTCGTACTTCCACATGGTGTATTATTCCGTGGTGCTTCAGAAGGCGTGATTCGTCGTTATTTAATTGAAGAAAAGAACTACCTAGAAGCCGTGATTGGCTTACCAGCGAATATTTTCTATGGGACAAGTATTCCAACATGTATTTTAGTATTTAAAAAATGTCGCCAACAAGACGACAACGTACTATTTATCGATGCATCCAATGATTTTGAAAAAGGAAAAAACCAAAACCATTTAAGCGATGCCCAAGTCGAACGCATTATTAACACATATAAGCGTAAAGAAACAATTGATAAATATAGCTACAGCGCGACACTACAAGAGATTGCCGATAACGATTACAACTTAAACATACCGCGATATGTTGATACATTCGAAGAAGAAGCACCGATTGATTTAGATCAAGTCCAACAAGATTTGAAAAATATCGACAAAGAAATCGCAGAAATCGAACAAGAAATCAATGCATACCTGAAAGAACTTGGGGTGTTGAAAGATGAGTAATACACAAAAGAAAAATGTGCCAGAGTTGAGATTCCCAGGGTTTGAAGGCGAATGGGAAGAGAAGAAGTTAGGGGAAATTTTTCAAATAATTTCTGGTTCAACACCACTAAAATCAAATAAAAAGTTTTATGAAAATGGTAATATTAATTGGGTCAAAACGACAGATTTAAATAATTCTAAAGTTACGCATAGTAAAGAAAAAATAACTGAATATGCTATGAATAGTTTGAAATTAAAATTAGTGCCTAAAAATTCAGTACTTATAGCTATGTATGGTGGTTTTAATCAAATTGGTCGAACAGGTTTGTTAAAAATAGATGCCACAATAAATCAAGCAATTTCAGCCTTATTAATGAATCATGAAACGAATCCAGAATTTATACAAGCATATCTAAATTATCAAGTTAAGGGGTGGAAGAGATATGCAGCAAGTAGCAGAAAAGACCCGAATATAACTAAAAAAGACATAGAACAATTTAAAGTTCCTTATGTTAGTATTAATGAACAGCAAAAAATAGGCGAATTCTTCAGCAAGCTTGACCGACAAATTGAGTTAGAAGAACAAAAACTAGAATTACTTCAACAACAAAAAAAAGGCTATATGCAGAAAATCTTCTCACAAGAATTGCGATTCAAAGATGAGAATGGTGAAGATTACCCGGAGTGGGAAGAGACAAAACTCCAACAAATTATAGAGGTTAAAGACGGTACTCATGAAAGTCCTAAGCCCACTGACAATGGTTATTTATTAGTAACTTCAAAAAATTTAAAAAATAATAAATTAGATTTGAGTGAATCTTATAGTATTTCTAAAGAAGATTATGAAAGTATAAATAAAAGATCTAAAGTTGAAAAAGGCGACATTTTATTTGGAATGATAGGGACAATAGGAAATCCTATTCTATTAGAAGACGAAGGATTCGCTATAAAAAATGTTGCTTTGCTAAAAACGAGTTGTTTACAAGAAAAGTATTACATATTGAACTTCCTCAAATCTATAGCTATTGCTAAACAATTTTATAAAACGAATGCTGGAGGAACTCAAAAATTTATTTCTTTAGGAGTTATAAGAGATTTAAAAATTGATTTTCCATCTTTAGAGGAATCGACTAAAATAGGAATTTTATTTAACAAATTAGATGAATTGATTAAAAATCAATCAATAAAAATTGTTTTATTAAGACGGCGAAAAAAAGCCTTACTTAAATCGATGTTTATTTAAATCTGTAAGAGTTTATTTTATAGAAAATGGTGATGTTTTATTACTCGATTAATGAGTGATTTTTAATAATTAAAGCTACAAAATTAAAGTAAATTAAAAACGAATATTAAATTTAGACACTGTGAAAGCACAGTGTCTTTTTTGTGTCGAAATTGTGTACAGAATAAGTAGTTAAATAAAGGTTAAGTTGAGATAAAGTGTTATTCGTAAATAAAAGAGAGTAGATCGATAGGAATTGAATGATATTAGTTAACTATTTATTAAATTACTTAATAATGATTAATTTTTAGTTAAAGTAAGTTTAATGTGAAGCACGACCATTGCTCATTATAATGAATGAGGATTGTTCGTATTGCGTAATAGAATAAATCAAATAGACTAAAAATTGGGAGCATAGAATTATGAAATTAAAAAATATTGCTAAAGCAAGTTTAGCACTAGGGATTTTAACAACAGGGATGATTACAACTACTGCTCAGCCAGTAAAAGCAGACGAAAATAGTAGCAGATTAGCAGTTACTTCAAAAGATACACAAGAATTAAAAAAATACTACAGTGGAACAGGATATAATTTTCAAAATGTGAGTGGTTATAGAGAAGGTAATAAAATGAACATTATTGATGGACCACAACTTAATGTAGTTACTTTACTTGGCACAGACAAAGAAAGGTTTAAGGACGATGAAGATTATGAAGGACTTGATGTATTTGTTGTAAGAGAAGGGTCAGGCAAACACGCAGATAATATATCAATTGGTGGAATTACAAAAACAAATAAGAATCAATATAAAGACCCTGTACAAAACGTTAATTTATTGACTTCTAAGAGTAACGGTCAAAATACTACTTCTGTGACTTCAGAATACTATAGCATCAATAAAGAAGAAATTTCATTAAAAGAACTTGATTTCAAACTAAGAAAGCAATTAATTGATAAACATGATCTTTATAAGACAGAACCTAAAGACAGTAAAATTCGAATTACTATGAAAGATGGTGGGTTCTACACATTTGAATTGAATAAAAAGTTACAAACACACCGTATGGGTGATGTTATTGATGGCAGAAATATAGAAAAAATTGAAGTGAATTTATAAAATAATTCGAGGGAGCATATCATGAGGGAAAATTTTAAGTTACGTAAAATGAAAGTCGGTTTAGTATCTGTTGCAATTACAATGTTATATATTATGACAAACGGACAAGCAGAGGCATCTGAAAATCAAAACGCTTTAATCTCTAATATAAATGTAGACAATCAGGAAAAACAGAATGATGTAAATCAAGCTGTTCAGCCTCAAAATAATACTAATGAAACATCAAAAGTACCAGCTAATTTTGTCAAATTGAATGATATTAAACCAGGTGATACTTCTATACAAGGAACAACTTTACCAAATCAATTTATACTATTAACTATTGATAAAAAAGATGTGAGTTCGGTTGAAGATTCTGACAGCAGCTTTGTTATGTCTGATAAAGATGGGAATTTTAAGTATGACTTAAATGGTCGCAAAATTGTTCATAATCAAGAAATTGAAGTGTCTTCATCAGATCCCAATTTAGGTGACGATGAAGAGGATGAAGAAGTAGAAGAAACTTCAACTGAAGAAGTTGGTGCTGAGGAAGAAAGTACAGATGCTAAGGCTACATATATAACACCACGATATGAAAAAGCGTATAAAATACCGAATGAACAGTTAAATAAAGAAAATGGGCACCATCAAGTTTTTATTGAACCTATTACTGAAGGATCAGGCATTATTAAAGGTCATACTTCTGTAAAAGGTAAAGTTGCACTTTCTATTAATAATAAATTTATTAATTTTGAAGAGAGCGTTAAGGGCGGAGTTAGTAAAGAAGATACTAAAGCTAGTTCAGATGGTATCTGGATGACTATTAAAGATAAAGGGTACTTTGATTTTGATTTCAAAACGAAACGTTTCGATAATTTAGAGTTAAAGAAAAATGATGATATTTCATTAACATTTGTACCTGATGATGAAGAAGATGCATTAAAACCTTTAATTTTCAAAACTAAAGTAACAAGTTTGGAAGATATTGAGAAAGCAGAAACTAAATATGACCATACTAAAGTCAACAAAGTAAAAGTTTTAGATAATGTTAAAGAAGATTTACAAGTAGATGAAATTTATGGAAGCTTATATCATACAGACAAAGGTAAAGGTATTCTTGATAAAGAAGGTACTAAAGTAATTAAAGGGAAGACTAAATTCGCAAACGCAGTAGTGAAAGTATATTCAGAACTGGGTGAAGCACAATTGTTCCCTGATTTACAAGTTAATGAAAAAGGTGAATTTAGCTTTGACTCACATGGTGCTGGGTTCAGATTACAAAATGGAGAAAAGCTAAACTTCGCAGTAGTTGATCCAATTACAGGTAAGTTGTTGAGTAATGAGTTTGTTTCTAAAGAGATTGATATTGAAGAAACACCTGAACAAAAAGCAGATCGTGAGTTTGATGAAAGAATGGAAAATACACCCGCTTACTACAAGTTATATGGTGATAAAATAGTTGGTTTCGATACTAATGATTTCCCGATTACTTGGTTTTATCCTTTAGGTGAAAAGAAAGTTGAACGTAAGGCACCAAAATTAGAAAAATAATTAATAAAATAAAACAGCTTAATGATGTAATGAAACTAGTGAGTTAATCACTGACTTCTACGTCATTGAGCTGTTTTTTATGTGCTTCGTTACAAAGCATTATTGAATTTATTTTACGTGTTCATATTTTGAAACATCAAAGCCGTCCTGCTTGGCTTTGTTGATAATGTCATTGATTGAATGTAGTCCTTTATCGGCGAAGTATGATCTTAAGTTGTCTTTTGTAGCTTGGTCAGCATTCTTATCTAATAACACATCGATATAGCTTAATTCATGTTCTAAGAAGTTTGCATCATCATGTAGTACGAGTCCATTTTGAGAATAAACTTTCGCATCTGCTTGATTACCATATCCAACAACGCCAGTTGCTAAAACACCTACCATTGCCGTAGCTACTAAAACCTTTTTAAATTTCATATCTATCACTCCTCTAAAAATTGTAACTCCATCATAACACTGAATATTAAGAAAATTACGTTTATTAAGTCGAATTAATAATTTTTAATAAATAGTTAAAGTGACAAATATTGTTTAAATGCAATTAATCTTTAATACGATGCTTACGGATTTTCCTACTAAAATCTTGATTACAAAGAGAGTTTAAATCAAATGAAACAATAATAAAAAATAATGAAACATAATAATAAGTACAAATTTAATTAAGAAATTAAATTGATTGTATATGTATATTTTGTAACGTAAAAGAGAAATATACAAAATAATTAATTATTTATATGAAAAGAGAATATAAATGAAGTATAAAACAGAGAGACGTGAAGCGATGGGATATATAAAAAGGATTGGATTGTACATAAGTATTTTTATTTTAATAGTTATGGTAGCAGGTTGTGGAAAAGATAATGAAATAAAAGAATATTTAAAAGAAACACAAATCAAAAATAGTTTTGCGAAAACGTTAGATATGTACCCAATCAAAAATCTTGAAGATTTATATGACAAAGAAGGATATCGAGATGGCGAATTTAAAAAGGGAGATAAGGGGACGTGGACTTTACTCACAAGTTTTTCAAAAAGTAACAAACCAGGGGTAATAGATGATGAAGGCATGGTTTTATATCTAAATAGAAATACTAAAAAGGCAACAGGTTATTATTTTGTAAATAAAATTTATGATGATATTAGCAAAAATCAGAATGAGAAAAAATACCGTGTTGAACTTAAAAATAATAAGATTGTTCTTTTGGATAATGTAGAAGACGAAAAACTTAAACAAAAAATTGAAAATTTTAAATTTTTTAGTCAGTATGCGGATTTTAAAGATTTAAAAAATTATCAAGATGGAAGTATAACAACTAATGAAAATGTACCGAGCTATGAAGCAGAATACAAATTGAATAATAGTGATACAAATGTAAAAAAACTTAGAGATATTTATCCGATTACAACGAAAAAGGCTGCAATATTAAAGTTACATATAGATGGTGATATAAAAGGAAGTTCAGTTGGATACAAAAAAATAGAATATAAATTTTCAAAAGTTAAAGATCAAGAGACAACATTAAGAGATTATTTGAATTTTGGACCGTCTGATGAAGATAGCTAAAGATAATTAGATGTAGAAATAATTCTAAAACAGAGAGACGTGAAACGATGGGATATTTAAAAAGGTTTGCATTGTACATAAGTATCTTGGTTTTAATAGTTATGGTAGCAGGTTGTGGTAAAAGTGATGAAACAAAAGAAGATTCCAAAGAAGAACAAATTAAAAAGAGCTTTGCGAAAACGTTAGATATGTATCCAATCAAAAATCTCCAGGATTTATACGACAAAGAAGGCTATAGAGATGGTGAATTTAAAAAGGGCGATAAGGGTACATGGACTTTGCTCACAAGTTTTGCTAAAAGTAACAAACCAGGTGAGATAGATGATGAAGGCATGGTTTTATTTCTTAATAGAAATACAAAGAAGGCAACAGGATATTATTACATAAGCAAAGTTCATGATGAATTTAATGAAAAAGAGCATCAAAAAAATATTATGTTGAACTTAAAAATAATAAAATAGTTCTTTTGGATAATGTAGAAGACGAAAAACTTAAACAAAAAATTGAAAATTTTAAATTTCTTAGTCAGTATGCGGATTTTAAAGATTTAAAAAATTATCAAGATGGAAGTATAACAACTAATGAAAATGTACCGAGCTATGAAGCAGAATTTAAATTGAATAATAGTGATGAAAATGTAAAAAAACTTAGAGAAGTTTATCCAATTACAACAAAAAAATCTCCAGTATTGAAATTACATATAGATGGTGACATAAAAGGAAGTTCAATTGGATACAAAAATATAGAATTTAATTTTTCAAAAGTAAAAGACGAAGAAACAGCTGTTAGAGATTTTGTGAATTTTGGACCGTCTGATGAAAATAGCTAAAGATAATTAGGTGTAGAAATAATTCTAAAACAGAGAGACGTGAAACGATGGGATATTTAAAAAAGGTTGGAATGTGTATAAGCCTGTTGATTGTAATCATTTTTGTAACATCTTGCGGTGGTGGTAATAAAATCACTGGAGATTCAAAAGAAACACAAATCAAAAAGAGCTTTGCGAAAACGTTAGACATGTACCCTATTAAGAACCTAGACGATTTATACGACAAAGAAGGATATCGAGATGGCGAATTTAAAAAGGGCGATAAGGGGACTTGGGGTATCAGTTCAGCAATGGTTAAACAGCCAAAAGGTAAAATTATGAGATCAAGAGGTATGTATCTATTTTTAAATAGAAATACAAGAACGGCAAAAGGATATTTTATTGTAGATGTAACAAGTAACGATACATTAAAAAAGACAGAAGATAAAGAAAAGCGTTATCCAGTAAAGATGGTAAATAATAAAATAATACCGATTGGTCCAATTAATGATGAAGGCATAAAAAAAGAAATTGAAAACTTTAAGTTTTTCTCACAATATGGTGATTTTAAAGGATTAAAGAATTATCAAAATGGTGATTATTCATATAACTCAGAAGCACCTACTTATTCTGCTAAATTTCAATTAAGTAATGATGATTATAATGTAAAACAATTACGTAAAATGTATGACATTCAAACCAAAAAAGCGCCTAAATTGTTGTTGAAATGTACTGGAGATTTAAAAGGTTCATCAATCGGACATAAGGACATTGAGTTTACCTTCGTTGAGAATCAAGAAGAGAATGTATTTTTTACTGATAGTTTGGAGTTTACCCCAAGTGAGGACTATTAACTATGATGAAAAAAGGGGATACGGACAATGAATAATTTTAGGCAATGCGCGTTGTGTATAGGTACATCGGTCTTAATTCTATTAGTGTCAGGTTGCAGTGGCGTATTTGACACTCCTGAAGATTCAAAAGAAACACAAATCAAAAAGAGTTTTGCGAAAACGTTAGATATGTACCCTATTAAGAATCTTGAGGACTTATATGATAAAGAAGGATACCGTGATGGCGAATTTAAAAAGGACGACAAAGGAATGTGGACTATATATACAGATTTTGCTAAAAGCAATAAATCAGACGAATTGGATGATGAAGGTATGGTTTTAAATCTGGATAGAAATACTCGAACGGCTAAGGGATATTATTTTGTTAAGAAATTTTATGAAAAGGATAAATTTTCAGATAGAAAAAATTATAAAGTTGAAATGAAAAACAATAAAATTATTTTATTAGACAAGGTAAACGATCCAAACCTTAAAGAAAGAATAGAAAATTTTAAGTTTTTTGGACAATATGCAAATTTTAAGGATTTGGAAAATTACAACAATGGCGACGTGTCAATAAATTGGAATGTTCCAAGTTATGACGTGGAATATAAAATGAGCAATAAAGATGAAAATGTTAAGCAATTAAGAAGTCGTTATAACATTCCTACTGATAAAGCTCCAATGTTAAAAATGCATATTGACGGGGACTTAAAAGGTAGTTCTGTTGGATATAAAAGGTTAGAAATAGACTTTTCAAAAGAAGATAGGGATATTTCAGTCATTGATTATTTAAGTTATAAGCCAGCGAAAAAATAG